CTCTATGCCGATCGTGGTGGCGGTGCCGCAGGTGTCGCCTTTCGGGTTCGTGTGGGCGCACTCGGACAGTGGCGGATCAGTGGGTGGCTCGAAGCGGCTTCGTGATGATGACGACGTGGAGTTGCTGACGCTGCTCGGTGTCCTATGACATCGCTGTGATTTGGGGGATACTAGGGGCATGTTCCTTTCTAGCGATGATGGTCGACCGTTCGCGTTCAGCACTGATAGTGCCGTGTTGAAGGCTGACTGGAAGCAGGGCGATTTCGCTCAGTGGCGGTCGAGTGGTGGGATGGCTCGGGGGAAGGTTGAGCGCATTATGCGCGAGGGTGTATTGGATGTGCCGGACAGTGACTTCACAATTCGTGCTGAGGAAGATGATCCTGCCGTTTTGCTGCGGATTTATCGTCGGTTTGGGGATGGTTGGCGTGGCACTCCGACGCGGGTTGGGCATAAGGCGAGCACGTTGAGCAAGATCGACCCGTTGAAGGTCGTCGAGGGTGGAGAGTAGCGAAAATAGGCTCCCTGAGGCCCTTAGGGGCTGGATTGAGCAGTTGTTGGAGCCTGAGGTCACGCGGTTATTTGATGTCTTCCCTGAGGCTCAGATTGACGTGCGGTTGAGTGCGTCTAAGGGGAAGATTCGGCGGCATCCGACGATTACGGTGAATGGTGGGCCGACGGAGATGATCGAGCCCTAACCCCCCGTTCCCCCTCATAAACCCCCCTATGGTAAACTGGGCGTGGATTGGAGGGGAAACCATGACCCAACGTGAAATCAAGATCGACCCCGCGCTGAACGTGTGGGCGGTCCAAGAAAAGGCCGAAAAAATCGCCGCACGGGCGATCAAGAAGGGCCTGTCCGGCGGCTACACCGTCAACATCGAAACGCGCACCGAAGAAGGCCCCGAGGGGCCCGTCGAGATGCGCTACCTGATCATCGACGGTGAGCCCGCTCAGTTCAACGGCTACACCTTCGTCGCGCTCGTCGAGTGGATCGGCGACAACGCCGTCGTCACTGGCAGCCCGTACTACGAGGGCGAGCCCGTCGACCGTGACGCCATCGTCAAGGGCGGCTGTGACCACTGTGGCGTCAACCGTCGCCGCAAGTCCGTCGTCATCGTCGAGAACACCGACGGCGAGCGTAAGCAGGTTGGTAAGTCCTGTGTGAAGGACTACCTCGGCAACACGCTCGCGCTGTCGTGGTTCAAGCCCGCCGATGACCTGTTCGACGAGTTCGAGGGCTACAGCGGCTTCGGTATCTCGATGGAGCACACTCCTGAGGTGCTGGCGTGGGCCGCGTCCGTCGTCCGCACCCGTGGATGGGTATCCAAGACCAACGCCGAGTTCGTCGAGAAGACGGCGACCGCTTCGTGGGTCGAGTTCGCGATGGGCCCGAGGCCGAGCAGGCAAGAGGAATACCGCGAGTGGGAATTGCTGCGGGAAGCCTTCGACGCCAGTGTTGACGGTCCTTTCGCTCTCGCTGCTCGGGAGTTCGCTAAGACTCTGCCGGACACGAGCGACTGGGCGCAAAACGTCAAGGCGGTCGTCGCCGAGGACTACTTCAACCCGAAGTACCTCGGGCTGGTCGTCTCGCTGGTCGGCGTGTACGCGCAGAGCCTGAAGAAGGAAGCCGAGGAGGCCGCTGACCCTGTCGTCGAGGAGCCGTTCGGCGCCGTCGGTGACCGGGTGACCGTCGAGTTGAAGGTCGTGTCCAGCACGGCGTTCGAGACGGACTACGGCTTGACCTACGCCAACACCTTCACGGGTGAAGGCCACAGGTTCAAGTGGCTGACAGGCACTCGTTCCTTCGAGGAAGGCGAAACCGTTACCCTGAAGGGAACGATCAAGAAGTACGACGAGTGGAACGACAAGGTCTTCACCGTCCTGACTCGATGCAAAGAGGTGGCCGCGTGAACCGCGTGACCCGTGTTCAGGGGCTCCGCCGCTCTAACGCGGCGGGGCGCCACCCTGACCGACGCACGAAACGACTCAGGGACCGTGGAGCGCAGAAACGAGCCGCCATCGCTGAGCAAAGAAACTCCGCTCCCCAACGGGGGTCGTGCTAATCTCTTAGACGTCGAGACCTGCGGGTTGTCGCACAACGTGTTCACGTTGTCTGACAGCCCGTTTTTCATGTAGGAGGACTGGTGGGTCGACCTGCTCGTAAGATGGTCAATCTGTCGATCGAGGAAACCTCTGGCGTCGATCATCCTGCCCACCTGCATGAAGGCTGGCTCGTCATGAAGGCAGCGTCGAGTGACGAGGTCGAGAAAGCAACCCGTCCGATGAAGACGGAAGACGGTGTTGAGTTCCCGTCCGAGGCTTACGCCTACGTCCCCGACCCCGATAGCCCGTCGACGTGGAAACTGCGTCTATGGGAATCACCCGCCAAAAAGATCACCGCCCGTCAGGTCGGTATGGCAGTAGCCGCTCTCGGACCCGGGTTCCGTGGGCAGAAGGTCGAGATCCCCGAAGGGGAGATGTCGTCCGTGAAGGCGAAGGTTCGTTCCGCGTGGAATGAGGCCAACCCGGACAAGGAAGAAGACATGCCACCGATCCTGAAAGCAACCGAGGAGGTTCTCATGGAGAAGCAGGACGAGAAGGTCATGGAGACCGAAATGGAGAAGGAAGATAAGCCTTCTTACGAGGATCTCGAAGCGATGTTGGAGAAGGCTAATTCCCGCATCGACGAGATGCAGAAAGAAATGGACGCCATGAAGAAGCCCAAGGAGGCTGCTGAAGGCGACATGGAGGACGACGACGAGAAGTTGCCGGAGTTCCTTCGCAAAGAAGCACCCGAAGAGGTGCGTAAGGCTTACGAGTCGATGCAGAAGGCTGTTGCTGATGCTCAGGCTCAGGCTGAGGCCGCTCAGACGGAGTTGCGTAAGGAGCGTGCGGAGCGTGCGGACGCGGAAGCGGTCGTCAAGGCCCGCGAGTCCTACGCGAACCTCGGCCTCGATCCCGAGATGGTGGGTCCGGCTCTGCGCCGTCTCGCCGACTCGGACGCTGATCTCGCTAAGTCCGTCGAGGACGTTTTGACCGCCGCTAACGCGAAGGTCGAGTCCGCTGACATCTTCAGCGAGATCGGTAAGTCGGCCCGCCCGTCGGGTTCGTCTTACGAGAAGGCCGAGGCTATGGCTAAGGCCGCTGTTGCGGATGGTAAGTCCGCGACGTTCGAGCAGGCTCTTTCTGACGTGTTCACGTCGGATTCGGACCTGTACATGTCCTACCTCGCCGAGCAGGGAAAGTGAGGGCCTGAACAATGGCCTACGAGTTCAGTAACTATGCAGTAAAGGCCACGCTCGTTGCGGGCGAGGATCTTTCTGCGAAGCAGTACCACTTCGTCAAGATCGACAACGGCACCGGAAAGGCTGTCGCTGTTGATGGAGCCACCGATCGTCCGGTGGGTGTTCTTCAGAACAACCCGACCGCCGATCAGGAGGCTGAGGTGCTCATCGTTGGCGGCACGAAGATCGCCGCTGGTGGCACCGCCTCCGCAGGAGAGCCGCTCTTCCCGAGTGCCTCCGGCAACGCCGTGACGCTCGCGTTCGGCTCAACCGGGTCCGCTGCCTACGCCGTCGGCACCTTCGTGACCGCCGCCAGCGCAAGCGCGACCGTGACCGCTGTAGTCGACTGCGCCAACGCAGGTCGCGGACTCTAAGGAGAACTGAGAAATGCCACAGCCAACAATCAGTGACGTCCATGTTGACGCCATTCTGACGAACATCTCCGTCGCCTACATGCAAAAGGCGGAGAACATGATCGCAGATAAGGTGTTCCCGGTCGTCCCCGTTGATAAGAAGTCGAACAAGTATTTCACCTACGCCAAGGAAGACTGGTTCCGTGACGAGGCTCAGCGCCGCGCTCCGGGTACTGAGTCTGCTGGTGGTGGATACAACCTGTCGACTGACACCTACGCGGCTGACGTGTGGGCGTTCCACAAGGACGTCGACGATCAGACTGTCGCGAACGCTGACACTCCGTTGAATCCGCTGCGTGAGGCTGCCGAGTTCGTTACTTCGCGCCTGCTGCTGCGTCGTGAGGTTCAGTTCATCACTGACTTCATGACCACGGGTGTGTGGAACAACGAGGTGACTGGTGTCGCCGCGAGCCCCGTCTCGGGCACGTCGTTCTATCAGTGGAGCGACTACAGCAACTCTGATCCGATCGAGGACATCGAAGCGGCGAAGGAAGACATTCTTTCGACCACGGGTTACGAGGGCAACACTCTCGTTCTCGGGTATCAGACGTTCCGCCAGTTGAAGAACCATCCCGACATCGTTGACCGCTACAAGTACACCACTTCTAGCGTCATCACCGAGGAGATGATGGCTCGCCTGTTCGGCGTCGATCGCATCCTCGTCGCGAAGTCGGTTCGTAATTCGGCTGCGGAGGGCTTGACCGCCTCCTACGGGTTCAACTTCGGTAAGGCCGCGTGCCTGCTGCATGTTGCATCCAACCCGGGTCTGATGACCCCGTCCGCTGGCTACATCTTCGCGTGGACTGGCGTGTCGGGTGGGCTCGGTTCCACCATCGGAACGTCGCAGTTCCGCATGGAGAGCCTGAAGGCTGCCCGCG